GCTTGGACCTTGCTTTGCGGCCTTGATTGCTGCGTCGGCCTTTTCGGTTTCCATCGCGGCAATGGTTGCATCTTGCTTGCGCTTGGCGTCGGTCAACTCATTGCCTAGGCGCGAATTGAAGGTCTCAACTAAGGCCTCAATCTGAGCAGTCAACTCATTTTGCAGGACGCGCGACCCCTCTTTATTGATCAAGCTTTGGGTTGTCTGAAGCTTTTTCAAGGCCTCAGATATGTTCAAGCCTTTCAATTCTGTGCTTTCCTCTTTTGATGCATCGGCCTTATCTGTTTTGTCGGCCTCTTTTGCGGCCTTTGCAGCGTCGGTGATCTTGCCGTATGCTTGACGAATTTTGTACATACAATCTGCATTTAAGATGTACTGGACGCCATAGCCTTCATCATTAAATACGCGACGTATTGTAGTGGTCATCTGCTTAATGCTTGACGGTATCTTATCTTCAGCGCCAGCGGCCTTGCTTGCCTCTTTACCGGCGGCACCTATGGCATCTATCAAGGTTTTAAACTGATCTTCCCCTTGATTGCTTTCAATCTTCAAATGGGCTTGAACGGCCACTAGGATAGCGTCGGCCTTTGTTGTGTTGTTTTTGATAAAGGCCTTGACCGCGCGTTGAACTGTCAATGTGGTGCCGGTTGCTTTTGTTTCGGTTGTCATGATCTTGATCCAATCTTTGTTTGAAAGTTTACACTGTAAACTCTGTTAAGCGGTGATCGTGGTTAATCACCTTAAGGTTGATAACGACGTATTGCTCCCGCCGTTAAAAACAGACTACTCTATATATTACACATGTGCAACCTTTATGTTCTAACCATAGGCCTCATGTTCTAACGGTTCCCAAAGAAAAAACGCATAGATGCAATTTCAAATAAAGACACGGTTCAAAAGTTTACACTGTAAACCCATGAGGCCCTACACGTAGGCGCGCCTATTTATAATGAATAGCAACCGCCCAAAGTTTACAGTGTAAACCCAAAGCTTCCCCCTGCAGATGTAGTATCTACCGGCACCCCTTGTTCTTATAGGCTTGCGGTTTCATGGTGGCGCAATTGGTGGCGCGACTATGCTGCATTGCCGCATATCTCATTAAATCCATGCTGCACCGCAGAATCGCTCACGCCCACCCGTTACATTATAACATAACACGCCCATCCGACACCCCTATGGGGGAATTTTCCAACAGCCATTACATAAATACCCTTTCGGATTTTTGTGACCAAATAATCCCCTATAGTAACACCTGTGGAACCAATAGCCCCCAAAGCCCATAGGCCTTGAGGGTAGCTTAGTATAATATTTATTGATGTTAAATGATCTCATCATTACCACCTACAGGGACCTAGTACTGGTTTCTTAGCCAACTATAGGTAGGTAACTTTGGGGTCCTTCCTACAATGTCCATTATTACATCCACGTTAGGCTCTTAGGCTCCTGAGGCCCTTTGAGGAACAATGATGTATCTTTGAACTTCTCTAGTTCCTGCATGAATATGTCGTTCTTTCTAACATCCATCTCTTTGTCAGCATCAGCAGCCATCTGTTCGACCCAGTAGGCCACAGCTATAGCTAGGGCATCTAGTCTATCGTCGTGTCCTAAGGCCCCACGGTCCTTGCTGATCCTAGTCATCTGGTGGATCAGGGTGTATCGACTAGCCTTCTCAGGTGGGTAGTGTTGTACACTCTTCCAATCCTTCTCTAGGACCTTTGGATCGATGACCAATCTGTGTTGGTTCATCACAGGCTCTAGGGTATCGATGATCCTAAGTTCCTTCTGTTTACTATGACGCACCTCTTCAATGGTGCAGGGGTACACACGGTTAAACACAGGCTTGAGTAGTTCAGTGAACATACCGTCACCAAAGTTACTTTCGATGATTGTGTAGTTAACTTTGTACTGTTTAGCGAGAAAGGCCAAAGCCTGTAAGGTTTCGGGTCCATAGCCACCTTTTAATCCCCCTGCATCCTTAACATATAGGATACCGTTTTGCATCTTAACGATAGCGTAGGCTGTCTCATCCTGTCCTCGTCCTGAGGGGTCAATGGCTAAGACTGATCCTGTGTACTCTAACCACTCTCCTAGGGTCTCTACAGGCCCGTAGAAGCGGTCTCCTGACAAGGCTAGGTTGGGTAGGTCTTGGATGGGGATTGATTTACCCCACACCACCTTCTCTGGGGCTTTGTCGTTATCTACACCCATGACAATTAGGTCTGAGACCTTCAATGGATACTTGTCACCATCGGACAATGAGGTGTCCAACATGAACTGTAGGGCAAAGCCTGATCGACCATAGCTCAACTCCCGTTCAGTTAGGTCTTCATCATCGAACCTGAGAGAGTCTGTAGGGGTCCCTAGGAGGCTTTGGTCATTATCTAGGGCGTCCCCTACCAAGGGAGCCAACCTGTCGCTGTACTTGCCTCTCAGGGCCTCTGAGGGGTAACGGGCAGGCCATATCCTTAGTTCATATCCACGGTTTCTTAGCTCTTCATATAAGCTCATCTCGCATTGTGGGGTGCCAAGGTAGATCACCCGACCATCTGGCTTGAGGACCGCATCGAACTCCTTGACGCTCTCCCCAAGTTTCTCCCTCATCATCTGTGTTGCGGAGTTGTTGGGTACTTCCACATCGTCTGCAATAATCACGTCTGCTCGACTTCCTGTTAATTGCCCCGATATACCTACGGATTTCACTGAAGGTGACCCAGATGCTCTCGCTGGGCCAACGTCGAAGGCAATCTTTGACCATCGTTGGGTGTCCTTTGCTATTAGGTGCTGACATATTGGAAGTTGAGTTATGATTTGTTGTGAGAATGTACTGAAGTCATCGGCTCTACTCTTAGAGGCCGACACAACCATGAATTTCTTGTCGGGGTCTAGGAGAAGCTGGTGAACGACATAGGCACAGGTGATATAGGACTTCCCTACCCCCCGAAAAGCTTGGATGACCATACGCCTAGGACCACCTTGTAGGTAGTCAGCCATGTCATACTGTATCGGGGTGGGGTCTGGTAGGTTGAGATGCTTCCAGACTAGGTACAGGAAGTTCCTAAAGTCTCGCAGTTGTGCGGGGACCTCTGTTGTCATTGTTTGAATTGGGAACCTTGTATTTCTGCGTCACTAAAGGGCAAAGCCTCTAGCAGATTGCTAATGGGACTATCGGGGACCGCTAGGGCCTCAATGTGGTTATCTTTTAAGAACTTTACAGCTACGCTGATTTCAGCGGCTGTTGCCTCACCAGTTTGAATTTTATCCAAAAGCTGATGGGCAACGGCACTGTGTAAAGCATCCAAAAGATCGAAGGATGCTTTTGTACTCATTGTATCTCTTTCTTTAATTATTACTGCATGGCCCAGACCGTAAAGCCTACTAGGAGAACTAAGGCTATGCCCACAGCCAAGCTGCCACCTACGACAGCGGCCTCTTGCATATCCTCTCGTTTCTGTTGTTTGGTTTTTCGTTCTAAAGCTTGCCTCTGTTTTTCTTCAAAGGCAGCTTCTTTCTGGAGCTTTATAATATCGGTCCACGCATAGAACCCAAATCTGGCTATGATTAATGCTTTTATCTCTGCAATATGCTCATCGGCCAATTTCTGATCGATTATGGTTTGAGTAGGAGACTTGCCTACGGCTCTCTCCTGTCTCTCTTGATGTTTGAGTTGTTTTTTACCCTCAAAAAGATCGTCCACCTGAGATGCCAAACTAGACATATCCTGCGCTGCATTGAGACCCTTAGATATGATCTCTGCTGATTTTTTGACGAGCGCGATCCCTGCTAAAATCTCCGCTACAGCCATGTGTTAACCGCTCTTGCTCCCGCTGCATTGCCAGCGTTTACGAGAGAGCCTTAGGGGACTGTTGGGGTCCTTTGCGGCCTTTGGAAAGTCTTTCATTTGACCCATAGACCGCGCACAGTACGCATCACCCTTTGAGGTGTTTGGTCTAACACGGGGTCCACCATCCTTGGCGTTCCCTGCCTGACCATAGCCTACCCTTCTGTTTCCAACCTTTTTGTATCGGGCTTTTTTTGTACTCATTAACCCTATTTCCTTTTCGGTTGTCTTTTTAGGTTATCTTTTGCTGAGACCACCCTCAGGTTTGCAGGGCTGTTGTCATCAGCATTGTAGTTTTTGTGATCTACATGCTTTCCATCGCCCACCTTGGCGCGTCCTTGATTGATCATGTACCGTCTAGCTTTGTTACGGTTTGATCTGCGTCTTCGCTGCTCTGGGGTGCCGTGGTAATCTCTGTATTCTTTCTTATAGTCACGGCTCATTTAGCTGTGCCTTTCATCTTATCGAAGGTCCTGAGACCCGCGAGACCCAACATTGCCATGACAAGCTCAAACAGAGCGTCCATAGGAACCTCAGGTAATAAAAATAAAGGTACTCCAAACATTACTGCGATCCATGAGGCAAAGGGGTGACCCACAAATGCCCAGAAGACGCCTATACTGCATGTCCAACCAATAGCTGGACGCCAACCAGCAACCCATATGCTTCTATGGGCTGCTTCTACTTTGTTGGTCTCTGCTTGCATCTTGTTGACTTCGTTAGCAGCGGTCACTAGCTCAAGCTCAATCTTTTGCTTGGCTAATGCCGCCCCTGCTTTATCAGGTATGCTTTTATCAACGATCTTCAGAATGTTTGGAAGCACCGTAGCTAGTGCTTGCAACATTGTTTATTAAACTCCAAATATTTTAAATATGTATCCTAGACCTATTTGGTCTGCAAAGAATAAAGCTGCACCACCAAGTACAAACCACTTAATTTGTATTAAGACCTCATGGATACCCCTAAGGCATTTCTTCATGTCCTCTGTGGTGTCGTATAGCTCTCTAATGTTTTGATCTTGTCGTTCTATTAGCCACTCTGTTTTGGCTAGTCGGGTTTCTACGTCATCCACAATTTAAACCTAGTCCTTCTACGTTTTGTGCAAAAGAACCCTCCCACCAAGAATAGTACAAACCATCTAGTTCAATAGACATTTCATCTGGATGATTGAAGGTATCTTTGTAAGAACCTAGTCCTGAGGGTTTCTTTGAATTTTTAATCATATATGAAAGGCTTGGGTCTGCGTTTTCTACGCACCGCCTTCCTCTTTCCTCTGCGTATTCCCAAAAGTCTGAAACAAACTCAGAGCCAGCGTAGTAATGAAGCATAATGATGTTTTCAGTTGCATCTATTACTGCATTGTATCTCCGCTCTGTTAAGTCTTTCGGATGTCCTGAGAACCAGTGGTAACCCGCCTGTACGTTTATAGCGTCTACGTTACCAAAAGATGTAGCTTCTAACGGTTCTAAAAAGAATGAAGCGTTCCCATTGTAAGCTATGTTGCCTTTTAAATTTTCACGCCTTTTGTAGTTCTTAAATGAGAACGCATTTGTATCTTTACTAGGCACTAGATTGTACTGTTCAAATATATGTTTTACGTCCTCTTGTACCTCTTCCAAAGTGTTGATGTCTTTGTTGTACATATACCCGATAGAGCATCTGTTCTTTAGAGGGATACCGAATACCCAGCCATATGGTCTAGCAATGGTCAGTGTATAGTTAAACCTTGGAAAGTCCCAATAGCACTGCGTCACATATACAGAGTTTACTGGTATGTAAGGCGATAACTTACAGTCTTCATAATCTTTTGGTTTTCCAGAACAGTCTAAGATGAAATCTGCATCAAGGTTTGATACATCCACATTCATTCTTTTAATGTTTACGTTCTTTGAAATCTTATCTTCCACATAGTCTTGGAGCTTCAAAGCGTTGAAGTGTATAGAGGTTGCTGGGCTTGGGAAGTCATGCAAAAAGGGGGTATTGGTTTTACCCCATCCCTGCTTGTAAATACCTGTCTTAATAGTCCCATCTACTTTATCAAAGTCTCTGGGTGAGAAGTTAACACACTGTTGTAAGCGTGAGGGTAGGGTTAGGTTGGACCCCTCCCCTACCGCCTGTGGTTTTATGTTCGGATCAAAGTACCAATCCACTTCAACACCAGACCATTGCGTGAAGTAAGCTGCCGACATACAACCAGCCGTTCCTCTACCTACTACTGCTACTTTAGTCATTTAATACATTACCCCTAAACACTATGTCAGGTGTTTCTAGAGGCCAATTTGGGTGACTAGTCGCATCCCTGAGAGATTGTCTGTAGTCAATCAAATCTTGATCTGGGTTCATGTCTGGAAGCATCATAAAGTCTGTGCGTTTTAATTCGTTATCCCGCTGCTTTCGATAGTTTTTTGACATCTCATCCAATTCATATTGTGTAATTGGTGGTTCTGTTTCTTGATACTCACTCCAATTACTTATTGGTTCATCATCCTCAACAATAATACCTTGTCGGGTGAGTTTGTGATAAAATATTTTAGTCAATTTATTGCCTTTTTAAGTTATAACCACCAAATTCTGAGACTTCCAGCGGCACCGCTTCCTCCTATACCAGAGCCGCCACCACCTGGAACTGCACCATTACCACCAGCACCAGAAGCACCGTTTCCAGAGTATGTAGAAACTACACCAGCACCAATTCCACCATATGATGTCCACCCCTTTCCCCCACCAAAATCTAAGAAATAATTGTTATCGGAGTTTGATGATACAGCACCAATTGATGTACCCCAGACGTTTCGCTGTTCATTAGGAGTTGTACTTCCAAAGGAATTTGCAGGAACTGTTACACCTGTAAGAACAGGTACTGAGTTATTTGCTGAGAATTGAAAATGATTACCTTGTAGTCCAGAAGTCGATGTAATGGCAGTAGATTGTACAACATGGCAAGTCCTGTCTGATTGGGTGTTTGTACTTTTCACACTCCCGCCCAAAGTTATTGTGCTTGGTTGCATCGCTCCCGATTGCCACGCACCTGTAGCGCCTTGCCCTGCCGATATTGTAAAGGTTGTTCCATCAATACTACCCGCCGATCCTACAATCATCATAGAGCCAGCACCATCACCACCAAACTTCCATGAAGTATTGCCCGAATAATAACTAGAATTTCCACCAGCACCACCACCAACTAATAACATCCAAATAATATCGTCAGCATCTAGGCCACTATAATTAGTACGTGTGAAAGTGCCTGATGTACTTATTGTGGCATTTGGTGTCGAAGCAAAATTAGGTTCAAAAGTCAGTCCAACAGGAGGTGCTTCACCAATATCATTTGCATAAAACATATCCTTAGTGGTTTGATCTATGCCTGTGAGGTTCTGTAAAGCCCTAGCTGCCGTTATGACAGAGGTTCCCCCCACTTCAAGAGATGCAGCGTTTGTAACACCGCTTCTAACCTCTAATCCCTCAGTGCTACCAGCAACTACACGCCATTCATCATTGTTGTGGAATTGCATGTAGGTATCTGCATCTCCATTATGAGTGATTGAGTCACGAAGACTAATATCCTCAACGCTGGTGATACTTTGTCCACCAAAAGATACATCACCTGTGAACGTACCACCACCAAATGGATCACCTGAGGGACCAGCGGGACCTTGAGGTCCAGTGGGACCAGCTACTGTACTATCTGCACCATCTGCGCCAGCGGCACCAGTAGCACCTGAGGGTCCCTGTGGTCCTGTGGCCCCATCTGCACCAGCGGGTCCTGTAGACCCTGCCGTTCCTTGAGGCCCTTGTGCGCCTGTAGTTCCTTGAGGGCCTGTAGCACCAGTAGCCCCATCGTCACCCTGAGGGCCTTGTGCGCCTGTAGTTCCTTGAGGTCCCGTGGCTCCTGTAGCTCCATCGGCTCCTGTAGCACCTTGAGGACCTGTGGCTCCTGTAGGCCCCGCTGGGCCTTGTGGTCCTGTCGCACCTGTAGCACCATCGTCACCAGCAGCACCTTGAGGTCCTGTGGCTCCTGTAGGCCCAGCGGCACCCTGAGGACCTGTCGCACCATCAGCACCAGTATTGCCCGTAGACCCTTGAGGTCCATCGGCTCCTGTAGGCCCAGTGGAACCCTGTGGGCCTGTAGGTCCATCAGCACCAGTATTACCTATAGGCCCTTGAGGTCCATCGGCTCCTGTAGGCCCAGCAACACCTTGAGGTCCTGTGGCTCCTGTAGCACCTTGAGGACCTGTGGCCCCGTCAGAGCCATCGGTTCCATCTACACCATCGGCTCCCTTTTGTGCTACTTTCTGCCAATATGTTGTGTTTGTTGTAGCAGTACCTGTTGGTACATCTTGTTTAGCAACGAATGTCTCACCGCTATGATAAACGGCATCCTGAGACACATAAGTTGTTGTGGAACTCCAAGTTCCTTGCCAACCTATGCGTACCCTGCCTATATTTATTGTTCCCATTTTAAACTGTACTCACTGAAAGGTAGCCATTTGAACTGATTGTAAAATCATTGTCACTTGCACTACCGTAATATTCCATTTGAAGGATACCATCGGCTGTGATGCCCATGCGTCCAAAAGCTAAACCAAGAGGTGTTGATCCCATGTTACCCGTAGGTCCTTGGGAACCTTGTACACCTGTTTCTCCTTGTATACCCTGAGGCCCCTGTGACCCTGTTAAGCCTTGGTTTCCTTGTGGCCCTTGGGAGCCTGTAGGTCCTGTGGCTCCTGTGGGTCCTTGAGGGCCTGTGGAACCTTGGGGGCCTTCATCACCCGTAGGACCAGTAGAACCTGTGGCTCCTGCGGCACCTATAGTCCCCTGAGGGCCTGTGGAACCTTGGGGGCCTTCATCACCCGTGGGACCAATAGAACCTGTGGCTCCTGTAGCACCTATAGGCCCCTGAGGGCCTGTAGCTCCTGTGCTACCTTGTAATCCTGTAGTTCCTTGCGGTCCAATAGGGCCTGTGGCTCCTGTGGGTCCTTGATCACCAGTAGCACCTGTAGGTCCTTGGTCACCTGTGACGCCAATAGGACCTTGTAAACCTGTAACACCTTGTAGGCCAGTTAAGCCCTGTGCGCCTGTAGCACCTGTAACACCCGTAGGTCCTGTAGAACCCGCAGGGCCTTGAACACCTTGAGGGCCTTGAGGACCTTCTAATCCTACGGGACCTTGGGAGCCTGTAGCACCTGTAGGGCCTGTAGAACCTTGAACACCTTGAGGACCACTTGAAAGAAAGAAATCTAAGATACCTGTTGATGCATCATAGGTAGAATAACCAGTTGATCCATAGGATAAGTTATTCATCCTAGTCTGTAGCGTATACAGTTCATTTCTGACTGATTTGGCTTCCGCTAGGTTGGATGCTGATGCTGTATTAGACCATCCTTTTGTAGCTACATCATTATTATCTACAGGGTCTGCAACATTAGAAATCCTATTGTTTTCTGCATCCCATAACCCTGTCGATCCAGATACGTTTATGGATAATAAAGTACGGTCTCTAGCTTCTTCAGCTAGATAAAGAGCCTGTGTGGATGCCGTATTTAAAAGGCTTGCTTTTAATAAACCAGCCTCTTGGAACGTAACAGCGGGGGTAGTAGCTGTCAGCCTCTCTATAGTAACTTTAGCTCCTAGAGGTGGTGGTGTAGTAATGTTAATTGTGTTTGCAGAAGTGAAGGTAAAATCTGTTGTAACTACACCAGCTACAAAAACAAAGACCTCACTCTGGTTCATATAATTAAAGGGGATGGTGAAAACAGTATTAGCACCATCTCCTATAACAGTAGATATTGTTGTCATAATTTACCTGTTAAACTCAAATAATTGAACGCCCGTAGTTCCTTGTATTTTTCTGGCAATAACTTCCTGTTTTAGCCTTGGGAAATTATCAACAGTTAGCTGTCTTCCTAATGCAACGTGCATTGCAATAACTTTTCGGGTCAGTTTCACTTGCATATTTTGACCGTCTTCAGTCATCTCAAATGACCTACCAGCCTGTGCGTATTCTGGGGAGTTGAACAACAAGCTAAGGTTTTGCATCAAGGTTCTACCACCTACTTTTGCCTGACCTGTTTGTTTTTGGAAGAAAGATAACTCTTCTGCTTCCATCTCAAAGCCTAGGTTAGTGAAGCGTTTACTTGGACCTCTAAAGCCAACTTTAAGATTTACTAGCTCTTTAAGAACGGGGTCTTTTTCATCCTGTACAATAGGAATACCTGACCATGACCCGTAGTTAATTACAGGCTTTCCCGTCATCCAGTTATACTTGGTTGGTAGTTTTTCGTTCTCTGTGATCCAACGCCTTTGCATCTTATCAATTAAAGACACAGCCTCTTTAACCTCAACGGGTTGCCCTTCGACCATTTCAGCCCAAAAGTCTTTGACCTGTAAGGGTGCTGGTGGAACAAAGGAGCCACCAAAGTTAGTAAAAAACTTCTTCATTGAGTAGGCTTGGGCTGGGTTCTCACTTGTAAATCCCGCCGCCAAGTTTGTTATACCTTGGAAGTAAGCTTTATCTTCAACTGTACGACTAAATGCTAAAACAAGCCCCATAAGTACCTCTTGAATGTCTGAGGCATCATAGTTTTCACTGTCTAATCGGGATACGTTTCTATGTACCACTGCATCATTAAAGTTTGCGACAAGAGCAAAAGGAATGAAGTTAGGATCAAGACGTAAATAGCTAACCCACTCATCACCAAATTTAACACTGTAGGGCTGATTACCCGCTGATCTCCATGTTTGGTTTTGTGAGGGGTCTATAGGACCAGAACCAGTTATGCGTCCCTGTGCAACCAAAGAAATAGCTGTACCATAAATCATAGTACCTGTAGCCAGCTTACCTTTGGCCTCTGCAACAATAACAGGATCACTACTTGCTAGTGCTTCTCTGTACGTTGTAGACAATCTGTTAAGAACAGGTGTTCTTTGAACGGCAGTTGCTAATAGGTTTGTAGGGGTGCGAATAAAGGGCATCAATAACTGACCAGCAGTGCTGTTCTGTATTGTTTCATGCAGCTTCTTAGCAGTAGAGCCTTTTCGTAACTCTTGAGTAAACGTAACCTCACGGGCGTGTTGGAGAGCCTTAGAATACTTGAATACCCCTTTGTCATCCTTGACCGCTGCGCCTGTGGCGTCAAAAGCACCCTCAATTTCTTTAGCTACAAAGTCATCCATAGCCTTGCCTTCAAGACCTTTGCTACGGGCGGTAGCACGGGCTTCTGCAAAGACTTTAGAACGGTAGTTTATTTGCTTAAAGAACTCGTCCTCTGCACCTAATAAACGCAGGGAACCACGAGTTACCTTTCCTACACTGTCCAATAATCCACCGACAGTAGTACCTTTAGCCTCAGGCCAGTACTCACTACTGATCTTGTTCATAGCTAAGTCATCAACTTTACCCAAGGTGTCCAAGAGGTTTCTCTCAAGAACAAAGGCCCTCTGAGCCTGTACCCATGATGCAGAAATACCATCGAATAACCCTGCTATTTGATCACCAAAGAACTGACGCGCTGCGATAGTCTCTGGGTCTGCAAACATTGAAGGAACAAGCGGGTTTGTACCTAAGTAGCCCTCAATAGGTTTAAGGAAGGTTTCAATAGTACCACCACCTACGTTGGTGATGTGTGTCTTGGTGTTAAACAGGATCATAGAGCGGAATAGCTCTACAAAAGACCTACCAGCTTTTTTTGAATTGCTTTCAGCCATTTGTTTAGCAGCACGGTTAATGGCTTTATAGTTACCTCGACCCGCTGCAATAATTGTTGTTTTAATCTTTTGAAGTTCTGCAACATCACCATAGCTCTTTATTAGGGATTGGATTTCTACAACATCAACACCTGTATCACCGTTAATTGTGTTGGCATCTGCCTTCAAACGGTCAAGATCAACCACACCCTTTCTACGAAGGTTCAACGCTCGACCAAAGGCAGTCTCCTGACCTTGGGCAGCTTGGAGTAGCATATTAGATTTCTCTAGTTGCTCTAAGGTCTCCATAGTGAACTGGTTGTCGTTGATGAATTTAGGGTTCGCTACCATATCGTAGATATCGGAGTATTGCTGTTTCATAATACTCTCAACACCAGAAAGCACTATAGCAGCATCTTCAGTAGCTTTGGAGAAGGTGGTAACAACATTAGCCAAGGCCTTATTATCTAGGCCTAATAGGTCACCTACCCTAACGGCTGTCTGGTTGGTATGATCATCCCACGACTGAGTACCCTTAACGTCCTTTAAGGCTGATTTCATAGACTTGGATAACTGACCAACAGCATTGGCTAAGTCATCACCCAGACCATCAGGTGACCATGTTTTAGGGTTGTATAGCTGTGCATCGTCTAAAGCTTCACTGAGCTTTTCTGGATCAGCCTTAACCTTAGTAACTTGAGCCACTGTAGGTTTGCGGTGCTTTGGTAAATTAACACCCACTGGATCGATCTTAGCCTCTACAGTAACACTGTCTTTAGGCTTGGGTGTTGTAAAGGCATCTTCTGCGCCATCCATGAGATCATTTACAATAGCATCGTAAATCTTACGTTTGTTACCCTCAGGATACTTGATACCCGCTGCATCTGCTCTCTCCTTCAACTGCTTAACAGTCATGGATTTGTAGAGCTTTTCCTTGTCACCTTTGATCTTATCAGAGTTCAACCTGTTGATCATATCCCTTCTGAAAAGGGCGCGGTTGTTTGCCATTGTGGGTGGCCCCTGCACAGGCGGTATATCGTTAGGCTTTGTGGGATCAGGTACGCTTTCCTTGGCCCCCGCTTGTAGTTCAATCTTAGCGTTTTCTTTTACAGCCTCAAAAGTTTGTTCAGCATCTTTGATCTCAACATCTTCAGCTTTTACCGCTTCATCAAGGTCTGCCTCACCAGCAGCCTTTTCTGCCTCAAGATCATCTGGTTTTTCACCCTTATTATTTTTCCAGTTCTTAACATTTTTAATAAGTCGAAAGGCCACATCTATTGAGGCACCTAAGAAGGCATCTTCTAATGCAGCTTTCATCTTACCTTCCGCAAAACTATCGTCGCGGTCAGCTTCTAGGAAGGCTGTAACAGGGTTTGCTAGGTGTTCATTACTTTCTATGAAATCAGCTAGGCGTTCCTCATAAGGGTTTGCCACAATAAAAGTACCAACGGCACTTTGTCGGGCAGCATTGAAAACACCCTGCTTACCCTTTGCTTTGCCACTACCCATAAGGATTTTACCAATGAAGTTACCACCCCATCGGAGTTTACCAGCACCTACAAAACCAACACCAAACTGTGTGATGTCCTCAATAACCTGACCACCCAAAGTCTGAGGTCTCTCAACATTAGGTATGATGGGTGTTCTTGGTTTTGTGTGATCATAGAGGTCCCAATCAGTGAATGGTATATATTCTACTGCTAGATCAGCACCCCTCTTGCCCAACTGGGCAGTCTCTTCCGCTGCATCTCTAAAGCCTGATGTAATACCTTTAACTGCATCTGTTGCGTAGTAGGAAGCTGATCCTTTATAAGTGACTTGATTATCAATTATTGACTGAGCGTCCTCGTCAAGGGACCAGCCATTATTTTCTGAACCCATTAATTAGGTATCCTTTTCATATTCTCTTTTAAAACCTCATAGAAGACGGCAGGGATTTCTTGACCATCAGGAAGAAGACCATCCCAAAATGCGAACCATAGAGGTTTTGTTTTAGCGAGGTAGCTGTCTAAATCATCCGACATAGTTACACCAAATTTCTCTGGGAACTTTGCGGCTCTTGTAGCAATGAAATTGACTACTGTCTTAGACCTAACAAGCTGTTGTTTCTCTAAAAATTCTTGCTGTCTTTGTTCCCGCTGCCTTGCAACTTCAGCCAAAGCCTCTTTCTTCTTTTTAGCTGTAAGACGTTTAAGATCAGCCGCTGCCGCTGCTTTATCTGCGTCTGCTTCTAGTGCTGATAATTGTTGTGCCTCTGCCATTCTCAGGTCACGTAGGACCTTCCGCATTTGACGCTCATCTTGCCTTGAAACTGGGGCAACAGCTTCATCTTGCTTACCAGCTTTAGGTAGTTGTGCCTTAGAGGATGCTGGCATCATGGAAGTCGCACTCTTAGGTGCCACACCAGTATTCACAGCACCATCTGGTGATGAACTACCCATGCTAGGAGATTGCATGGATGATGTAGGGGAGACCATAGACGGTGAAGCCATATCAACACCCTCTGGTGCCGTGTTAGGTCCTACACGCTGTATGATGTCTCTGAGTTGCTGCTCGTTAATATCAGGGAACACCTTTTGTACCTGTGCTGCAATAGCGTTGGTATCAGAGAGGTCATAGCCCGATAGAACACCAGATATTAGTTCTATTTGTTCATCAGAGGCATCGTAGATTAGCTCACTAGCTACGTTTGCTACTGCTTCTGCTTCAGCCGCTGTTTCCGCTTCTTGATCCTCTATTGCTTGCTGATCAGCCTTTTGTTGTGCATCTACCGACATGGCATCGTACTGCTCTTGGCTTACCATCCTCATAAGGATGCTAGGGGGTACTTCAGCACCGCTCTCTTGCCTAGTATCTGTCTCCGCTGGCTCAAATGGTTCAGCCTCAAACGCAACAAAGTCTGGTTGCATTGTTTCTAGCATCAACTTTGCTAAGTAGGTGTCTGGGTAGTCTAACTTGTACTGTGCCACCTTCTCTGGGCCGTGCATTTCAATGGCGTCTAGCTCATTCTCATCTACTACGTCCTGATCTTGATCAGAAAGTGCGGTTCCAGAAAGTTCCTTTTGCTGACGCTGTGCTTCAGCTTCTAGTTTTTCAATGCGTTCAGCTTCCTCAATAGGACCTTGAACTCTAATATGCTCACTGAAAAGTGCAGCAAGCTCAGTCTCATTAAGACCCATCTCTTGCATCATCACCCAAGCCTTAGAGGTTTCCCAAGACTGTAGGGTGCCACCCTCACCAGTTTTGACTGAAGTGTATTCATTCATAATTTTATGAATTTCCTCAATCGACATATCACTAAAGGGTGTAATATCCCCTTCTTTCCAAGTTACATCATAACTAAGCTTGTTAGGTGGTCTTGAGACCTCAAGAGCAGCCTGTTCTGGGGGTAAAACTGGAATGTGGGATGTATCTTGAATTTGAACGTCAGACATTCCTTGATCTGTTAGTGTTGTTGTTCTCTCTGCTTCTATTTGAATGTTATCAGCAATAGCTTGAACTTCAGATGCTTTGTTTGAAATCGCATCCCTGCGATCATTAAACCCACCCTTCTTTGTTTGCTCCGCTTCAAGTCTTTTCAATAACTCATTTTTAAACGATAAATTACCCTCACGGCTTCCTAGGCCATCAGAGTAAGTTTTATCACCTAAAAGCTCCATTAAAACAGAATTAGCTGAGAACTGAGCATCGGCAGCTAGTTGGTCATATGCACTTCTACCTGTTGCAGTCATCATCAACTGTTGAAGTTTAGTAGGTTCTTCGACCCGTGTTACATCAGAAACAAACTGTGCGACAAAATCAGCACCCAAGACACTCGCTAAAGAACCAGCACGGCTTACTGTGTCTGTAGCTGCATTTAATGCGTTAAAGTGTTGGGACGATAAAAGGTGACTGCTATCTAAAACATCTTGTGATGTAAGCGTACCCTTCTCCGCTTTTTGACTTAGTTTGTTAAAGGTATCTGTATCAGTTGTGACTAAACGACGATCTTGGTCTATAATTTTTAATTGGTTGTAGTACGGTGCAAAGTATGGGTTTTGATGTGCATTTTCTAGTTCAGCCGATACCGCTGCATCATTGAAAAAATCCTTACCTTTGTAAGAATTATGCATCTTCACAAATTCTTGGTAGAAAGTCTTGGCTTGGTTTCTTTGTTCGTCCTCGACCTCAGTATCTTTCTCTCTCTCCAAACGCTCAATCTTATTATCTACCTTATCGTCTAGCTGTTGTAGATATAAGGAACCCTTACCTGTTTGACCGTATGTACCACCTTTGACCTTTAGGTCTCTTAAAGCGTCTTGGTAAAGCTGGGTGTCTGCAATAGTCTCATCGCTCATTGCTAGGGCCGTGAGGTGGTCAATGGCCCCCGCGATTGCAGCGGCTGGATTAAGACCATCTTTGATAACACCCTCAATTACTTTGTTTACACTTTTGATATAGCCTTTGGGTTGTAGCTCACCTTGCTCTGACAAGTTACTCTCGTAAGCAGCAATCATATCGCTAGGAATGAGATCAAGACGGGCTTGCTTTGCTCTCTTAATCTTATGCTCATAGTGCCTCTGGCCTACGATGTTTGCATAGTTCTCAGCCCGTGGAGCGAACTCCGCTGCAAACAATTCTGGATCATAATCAGCTAGGCCATTCTCAGTAATAAAAAGGTCCTGTGATTGAGCAATGAAATCTGAGACATCAAAGCCAGCATTATCTTTTCGCTGGCTCCACTCTTCCACCATCTTGGAACCAAACTCACGGGACTTCTCTTTGAGAATACCTGACGTAAGACCCTTAATGAAGAAGGGGCTTTGTACCAGATCAATTTCACCAGACTTGATTGCCTTGCGGAAGTTCTCACGGGCATCTGGGTCTGCATCTAGGTACTGCCTCATACCTTCTGCTAAATCTGTTTTGTTTTTCTTTTGTATTTGCCCATCAAAGAACTCTGATAATTTAGGTTCAAAGCTTGCTAACGCATTAGCAACCTGTAGGCCCTTACTATTTCTATCGACTTGATTACCTACCGAACTATAGGTGTCTACAGGTCTGGCAACGACCCTTAAACCTTTGTTCATGCCCCGCAGGGAAGAGGTATCAACTCCTACACGTTGTGCCATTATATTTCCTTGTTATTTAATTATGCGCCTGTTCCAACACTGCCTAAGTCAGACCAAGTGTTTCCCAGATCAGCAAATAAATTACCGCCATCTGTCTGGTCTGAATATCCACTTGCTGCACTCATTGCCGCACCCGCTATTGCCAAGTTTCTGGCTGCTGGGCTTGGGAATTGAGGTTTAGGTAGATTGTTAATTCTACTTTCAGTCTGAGCCTTAACTTGTAGTTTATCGGATTGGCCCTGCATATATAAGTTAGCTAGGTTTGTGTTTGTTGTTCCGAGGTTTTGGGTTTCTGTTCTACCAATATCTCTGACTAGGTGATCAATACCCAATCCAGAAACACCTGCTTCACCCGCAGATGCTAAGGTCCTTGCCTTTAACTTTTGAGCCTCAATTACTGTTGCCATCCTCTCGTCTACGGCAGCATCAGCCTCTTGTTCTAATCTTAAATTAATACCACGGTTCTGCATTTCAGCGGCTCTGATTGCCTGAGTAGTATTTATTCTATTTTGTTCTTGTTGTTGTAGTGCTTGGTTTTTCTGAGCGTAATAGCTCTGGTTGGCTGCTTCTGCTTGCAGCGCAAAGGAAGCAACCGCCATCATCGTTGGGTCACACATTTTGTTTTATCCTAACAAATTCGTAAAAAGGGGAACGGCCTACCCCGTGGTGGGGTATGTACCTAATTAATGAGAAACCTAAGTATTTTAGCCACCTAATAGAACTAAGGTTATCTGAGGAAACGTAGTTAAATAATAAATTATATTTATCACCGTGTTCCTTTAACCATTTCTTAGATAAAGGAAGCAAACTCTTAGCGTTTCTCCTTAAATTATAGGTCCCTAGCATCCAAGGAACACCTATATTCCCGCCATCCACCACACCGCACATCGCAACTATTTCATCATTTACTCTTATTGTATCTGATACACCGTCTAGGTTTATTGAGGTTATCAGGGCTTGGTAGGGGTCTAAACCGCTAGATGCCTTAACTTCTTTTAAGTCTATGTGCCTCATACTGGGTGCCATTTTCTGGCAATCTCTAAATGTGGATGGTGTAAATGTAATCACTATATTCTCTTACTTCTTAGGTGATATGTTCCTTCCCATTCTGCACTCTGGAAAGAGGCAGGGTGAAAAGTTGAGCTATAAAGTTTGACGGATACGTTTGAGCTTTCAGCCATTATGGGAATGGGGAAAGAACCAGTTTTAATACCTATAGTTCCTATAGTATTACTACTGTCTAAAGCTGTACCAGTGAACTGCTTTACAGAAGCTGTTTGCCCCTGTCTGGACACGCTAGTGTCAAAGGAAGCTGTAGAGCTAAATAATACATTAATGTATTTTAACTGTAGCCTTCCAATACTAACTGGCTTCTCATCTTGCTTTAGTACAACTGGTGAGAACTCATATAGAAACGTATAAGGTATACCTGTATATACTACCTCAGGTGATTGGGTATATGTTCCATCACCCGCTGTTATCCCGTCAAGCACGGTAGCTACTTCACTATTTTCATTTAGGATATTACCTGAGGCAGAAACGGGTGTACCACCACTATAAGGTAATACATCTGTAGATGATGTTCTTTTAAAGCGTCTGTCTAAGTTTATACCAAAGGTGCCTGTATCAGCCAAAGCATTGTCGGTACTAAGGTTAATAGTCTCAATAGCTATTCCTTCAGCCCTCTGTACCAACAGGTAAATAAGAGAATTATCTATTTCTATGTTAAGAATATTAGAGCCAAAGGTCCAAGTAGACCATGAGGCTTGAAGCTTCTCATTACCCTGCCAGTAGTAGGAATAAACGTAAAACTGCTGTCTATTGCCTGATGTACGAACCAGTAAGATATCCTCATTAGATGATGCTATTAACTGTGTCACCTGACCTGTAAGGTACTCAGGTACATGGGCTGTAATATCGGAAGCATCGTTGGTGTCATTTTCTGCTTGTACAAAATATTCACGCACCCCTGACCACACACCCTTTAGTGTTGGAAAGAATACATACTTACCAGCGGCGGCGGGACGTGAGTTTAAAGAGGCCTCAAACTGGGTTGTAACATCTACTGAAATTGTTGAACTTGAGAAAATATCTGTGTTTGTAACCTTGAACTGTGTGAGGTCAGAAAACAGTATGAGACTTTCATTAAATGGTACTGCATACTTCAAGATACTGACTGTGCTGTTACTAACCGCGACATCAATAGGAGCATTGTCTAGTACGGTTAGAACCGTTGATTGAAAGAAGTTAAAGAAACTTCCGCTCTCACTACAAATCAGGTTTTCGTCAGATAAAAAGCATAGTCTATTTTTGTAAAAGAATATGTCATTAATAGTAAACTGACCATTTGCGTAGTCTGATGCCTCGTAGTTTGAAAAGGAAGGGAAAGGATTTGTGTCATCATCCCCCGCTGCTCTCTCATCCCAAGTAACAGTACTGAATGTAAACGTACCATCAGCATTTCTGATTAACCTGTGAGGCATTGTGGTGTTGTCAAAATCTTTCAGTACAGAAGGGCCTACAGTTTCTTTCCATATAGTATCCCCACCAGTATTAACGCTCTGAAGTTTGACGTAGTAATCATCTTGGTTCTTTGCTGTGTCACCATTTACTTTAACAATAAAACCAGCCTTACCATTACTAGGTAAATCTTTTAGATTGCTAACAGCACCTTTGATCGACTGTGTGTGTGTATCCCCGTGGCTATCTGTAGCCGACAAGGAGAACTCAGCATTGTCTGATCTCGTAACGTAAATAATATTACCAATTTGCTCAAAGGTGAAACCTGTAGTCGAGCCTGATAATGCGCTCATTAATTGGGATGCAATATTATCTGTTTTAGCGTCAACCTCATGGGCTACGTCACTACTGTCTCTAGTAGAATATGAACCAGTATATGTGGTTCCACCATAAGTTATGGATGCGCTATAATTTGTACTATAATCACCTTGCTTAACAACAATCATACCCTCATGCTTTAAGACGGGTGTTGATGTTGTACCTTTTTTGATCTTCTTTGTTCTATTTAGAATGAAAGTATAATCAGCCACTGAGGTAGCTGAAAGGTCTTTATTGAAATTTGTAATACCAGAGAAATAACCATAACCGCCTGTACTGTCGGTAACAGTCTGTTGAACACCTGTTGAGTTGTATACACTAATACCTACTGGACCTATTATTACAAAGTAAGGACGTAGAACACCGTCACTATCCTGTAATCGCATTGTATGAAAAAATGCTGTCGAATAATCAGCCGTTGGAACATTGTTTACAAAAGCGATATGCTCAGTAGGTGGTCTTTTTTGTAAGCCTTTAACAACGTCTGATAAACCGTTCTGTTGTGTCTGAGCTTGTGTAGGTAAGCGTAAGCTGGCGGGTTGTTGGGATACCCCATTAATTAAATTTGGTATTGAACCGCTAAGTAGTGCCATTTATTAACCCCGCCTGTTTATTGTGGCGTACACATCTGAGTTGTTAAAAATGTTTAAGTCTGCGTGATCCGACTCTAACTCTCTTAGTTCCATTAGAGCCTCTTGCTCATCACGTTGCCCAAAGGAGTGAAGGTCTGAGGCACCTATTGTTCTGTCTTGAAAGACACGGGCAGCGCGTAGAGTTATATAGCGTCTTGCTACCTCTGGGATTTCTTCAAAACCCAAAAGGAAAGTGATGTTAACTTTTACTGCCTCTGAAAAGGTGTAGTTATGAGCTACCTTGTTATATAGCTTTGTACCACGCTGTGTTATGATTTCTGTTGTTGTATCTTCAGAACCATCAACGCGCATTGCATTTGCAGGGACTGTGATCTCTTTTGTTGTGGAGTTGGGTACTAGAGGATATTTGTATTCTCTATTGAAATCCCACCCTTGGGACTGAACCTCCCTGTTAATGTTACCCAATATGGTTTCAGCAAGCTCTGCGTCAATCAACCCAGAACTTAGGGAGCTTACAGGTGCCTCACCAATAGAGGACATCATCACGTTGACAGCCTCTAACTGAGTTGTTGGTGTAGTCATGCTGTATCCTTAAATGAAAAAAAAGGGGAACCCCTGTTAAGAGGCTCCCCTTGAGAAATTAAACGAGTGCGATTGCACAAGCTGGGCGTAGGATATTATGTCCCATAGCGTACTTGGCAACCATCAAAGTACCTTGGCGGTCAATTTGATATTCGCTCTCTACACCGAGGTCCATAAGCTTTACGGTAGCCGCTGCTTCAGCACTGAAGATCAAGCCCTTGAGGGACGAGAAGTCAGCTTTATATGCGCTTGCGCGGGTAGAAGTAAGCGGATCAGGTGTAAGGCTAGTGGAGCTTTCATCGGTTGTTGGCATGTGGTTAGACATAACAATCTGAACACCACCAATTACAGGTGCAGTTGCAGTTGCTTGTGAACCAGTACCACCAATGTCGCGGTTCATGTAGCCAAGGCTACCAACCGTTTGACCAGCACCGAACAGTTTGTAGTAATGCGCGGGTGGCAGTACACAAATCTTGTCACCAGTGATGTCTTTGGTGTCGAACTCTTCCAATGCTGCGTAGATAGCGGCAACGAAATCATTACCTGATGCGGCAGAGTTGCCCACAGTTACATTGTTAGTGAACACTTCACCATCAAACGTGGTCAAGCCAGCGGCTGCTGCTTCTGTACCATCGTTGATAAGGGCTGCACGGGCAATGATCTTGGCGATATTTTTATCTGCCGTGTTTGCCAGAGCCATACCAGCTTCTTTGGAGTAAATGCTACGAACATCAAAATGTGTCATAGCTTCATCGATGTTTGCAATGAACTGGGTTGAGATCAAGAGATCGTCAACGGTTACAGTGCGCTCACCTTTCTTGATGATATCACCTTGGATCAATTCCCCAGGATTATGGTATTTTGCACTTGCAGTTCCCGTCATGGGGAATTGTGCCGATTTTCCATTGGAGATCGTGCGTGTGCGGTGAAGAGGCATAAAGATATTGCGCTCTTCAAATGCTGTGAGAACTTCACCAGCATACAGTTTGAGGAATAAAGAACGTACATCACCTGTAGCGTTCTGTTGTCCTATACGTGAGACCGTTTGGTCTGTAGGAAATGCCATTTTATTTTAACTTTCGTGTGTGTTTTGTTGATTTAAAATCTAATCAGCAAGTCACACCACATCTTTCACCAAGGTTGTCCTCCGCAGAGGGCCAAGATTATTCGGTGGGATGTATATAGCTTTTTAGTGTGGGCAAAAGTTTACACTGTAAACTCTCACCGCTCTTTAGAATACCGAGCTTCGTGCTAATCGATCTTGCACTTGCTGACGGTATGCGGGGTCTCGCCCATACCTTGGGTCACCCATAGCTGCTGTCAGTTCAGCTACAGAGTTGTAGGCCCCTGAGGATGTACTAGCTGCTTGCCCTGTAATCAGGGAAGGCTCAGTGCCAGTTTCCATACGGTACTGGGCATGAAGCCCTTGGATTGCTAACTTGGCAGCATTGGGGTCACTACCATCAATAGCGTTATTATAAGCTCCAACGGCTTGCTCCGATAAGTTTTGCTGCGCCCACTCAATCATGCCAGTGTAACTATCTTCACCGCCAACAAGAGCGTAAGCATCATTTCTAATATTATCAGCGACAGCCATTTGACCGTCGATGAAAGCGTCTACTACATTTGAAGGGATACCCGCTTCCTGTAGTTTTTGGTATGTCTCTTCTGTTAAGCCACCCTGTTCTGTGAACTCATTAGTCATAGCATCGAAGTCAAGGCCTAAGCCTTCAACGGCATCCCGTGCCTCTGCAAGCTCCTCAGGAGCCTCATCAGATTGTTCGCCATCGGGCGTAGCCATTTTGTTTTCTAGTTGTGAATAGGCTTTCGCCATATCCTCTGCCGAATTGAATTTCTCAGGGAGCCAATCTGGACGGCCCTCCTGAGTTTCAGTATTCGACAGGCTGTCAGCTTTACGAACCATCTCATTTACATGATCTTGGTTCTCTGCTGGTTGGGGTTGGAATGTGTTTAAAGTTTCAGCCATTTACCACTGTCTATTGTTGTTGTTGTGGGCTGGCGTCTGCCATGCCTTTTGCTACTTGAGGTGCAACCTTCTCAGCCATACCCATTACTTGTTGTTGCATCATCTGCTGTTCTTGGGCTTCCTGTTCTTGCTGCATCTGTTCTTCATTCTTAATTAACCCACCAGTATCTATGCCCAATGAGGCAGCTAGTCGGTCAATGTAATCACCCACGTTCATGTACTTTTGTAGTACCTCTGGGCCAAGGGGCTGAAGGTACTGCAACATCTGGGCTAGTTTGTTAAGGTCCTGTCCACGCCCAAGGGCTTCAATGCCTGTGACAATCTGTGGCTTCACAGTATCTTTAGGCATCTTTGGCATCTTACCAGCGGTCTCAAGTCTACTTAAAAGTAGCTTTACTAAGGGGAGTTGGAACTCTTGGCTCATGATTGAATAAACACCACCTAGCGCACTTTCTAATTCCTGTGCTGCATAGCGTACCTCTTCCGCTGTAACCCTCTCCGCATTTCTTTGGACTGAGCTATTCAACAGGAAGCTGAACGATAGACGTTCTGTAATGGTGTTGATGGTTTCTAAGGCAACTCTGAAATCGTTGAACTTATTAACCTGTAGTGTTGATACATCTTGAGCGTTGCCTTGAACAATAGCACCGTTTGGACTTTCAGCTAAGACACGGGCCTTAGTTGTACCGTTAGGTGCTACCATGAACAGGACTTTTGCAGAGGCGGCAGAGCCTTCAACGATGGCCTGTGTAAGAGCCTCTAAGCTCTTTAGGTCACCAAGATATTCCTCTACATAACCACGCCCATAATCTTCACCGTCAATACGGTTAAGGCGTAGTGGGATAAATGGATTTTTGTCTTTAGGGTATGTACCTGTCGTACCCTCAATAACTTCACCCATTACCTCTTGGTGAATATACCAACCTTTATCGGTCCTCTTCACACAGGTATATAGGTCAATGTTTTTGGCTGCATCGCCATCATTGTTTATAATTTCTTGGGCTTGCTTGGGGAGCATCATAGGACTGACACTCTCTTTTGTAATAATCTCAAGCACATTACCCATGTAGTCACGCTTAACAACGTAACGATCTAAGCGGAAGAACTTAACATCCCCTTTTTTGGGCATATACAGTAAGCCATTACCACCAATAATGAGATGTTTTAAAAGTTCAAATGTAGGGACCCGTAAAGCCAAAGCTTCAATCTCTGACATCCCTGTTCTTTCAATACGGGCAAGGGCCTCTTCTACTTGTCCACGCGCTTCTGGCCCAGCAACCTCTAAGATGTCAAAGTCATCTATTGTTAATCTAAAGAAGGGGCTGTTAGGCGGCAGTAAAGCCATGAGAAGTTTTGAGGCTAAATTATTTACACCCCTTGCTCCTATTGCTTGGTAGGGCGTGTCATACACCGTACTCTCGCTGTGACCCTCTGGGGGTATCAGGGATGGTATTGTTAATTTTGAGGCGTCACGCGCCCGTCTTAGATAACTTTCTCTTGTTGTCATAAGATGGGCATAGCGACTAGCTACTGTCTGGTTCTGATCACTATACACCAATCAAATTCCCTTTATGTTGGAATTGTAATAGCTTTTGGACCTAAACCAGAGGTGCCAACATTATTCTGTTTTAGTCCTACTCGTAAACCTCTCTTACCGCCTGATTTCCTTTTCTTCATATCTGAGTTGGTTTCAACAGACGCTAGTTCTAGTTCTGGGTTATTATTTTTTGGTGCCGCTGCTGGTGCCGCAGTAACCTTTGGGGTTACAGGCTGGTATGCGGGTTTTCTTCCTATGCACATGAATAGGTTACTCTTTCTCTATTTCTAATAATTCGTCGATCTTATCTAAGACCAGTTGACTTCCAACGAGTTGCCCAAGCTGGAAAGCGGAAAGCTCTGCCCTAGGGATATGATCTATAAATATCTTTTTTAACTCATCCCTCAGTACCAAAGCATTATTAATCTTTTGGCTTTCAATCATCGTTCATCCGATACTGTCCTTTATTAACAGGTTTAAGTTGTTGATGCGCCCAGACCCCAATTAAGAAGCCTAGGCACACCCCCAGTAAGGCCCCTGAGAGCCACCAAGAAAAGATTGTCATTTGATTGGACAAGCACCTGTTGCACAGCCTTCATCCTCAAACTCTTCAAGGGTGTTGGCTGCATCGATGTTGATTGGTTTTAGTGTTGCTGAATACTCATCAAACTGTTCCTTGGTCACAACTTCCTGTGGGAGATAAGGATACCCTAGGTCTTCCGCTGTCTTGGTAGGATCGTTGCGGTAGATGAAGCTCACCCCCACATAGCTGTCCCAGTTCTTACGCAGCCAGTGAATGATGCTTGGCACCTCATCAGGTGAGTAGCTGATTGTTACTGAACAGTTATGGTCAACGTAGTAGGTAACCATTTTCTTGTACCGTTCTAGCTGGTCAATCGCAGTCTCCATGTTGACCTCTTTACCATCTACATTAGTGAACTCGACATTATCATAAGAGACAGGGAAGGTAGCAAGCACAGCATCATCGCTATAAGGATCAGTCCAAACCCTGTAATTACCCGCTTTGAGTAGTTCCACAAGTGGATCATGTTTGCTAAATCTCACATTGTTAAAGATGTATTTACCCAAGGGTTTATGTACCCCCTCAGTGGTTGACATGATCTTTGAAAGGGTCCCACTTGGTTTGATTGTCGTGACTGCTTTGGACCTTGGAAGATTTAGTTCATCAGCCATAGAGTGTGCGCCCATCTGTGCAGCCTGACGCAGCATCTGTAGATGATGACCGCTCTCATGGTGTTCCCATGTCACAATGCCTGTTAAGCCCACACCTGTTAAGCGTAGGAACTCATTTAGTTCATGCCATGATCTTTGCAGGATACCATCGTCTAGGTTTACACAGGTCTGTCGGTAGTTTGCACGGGCCAATAGACGCAAAGCATCTTCAACTTCATGCAAGGACCAACCGTTAACTTTGTTTAGGTCAAACTCTACTAAGTTGCAAAAATTTGCATTACCTAAAAGTATCTCTGCACAAGGATTTACGCCAGCAAACCAAGGCGCACGGCGTTGTGCGGCCTCTGCATTAATGAAGGCTGGCTCTGACCCCCCTGCATCTTCCATGATCTGAAAGATATCCTCTAGTTCCTCTATGCTTGGCCTGTCCCAGAACAACAGCGAGTTGTTTGACTGCGCTCTCTGTGGGTTATCGATCCAGTGGTCTTTCTTGGCCCTAGCAAACAAATGCCATTCCGCTGAACCATAGGGCATCAAGGCAATCTCAGCACTACGGCGGCTGGACAGGCAAGTACCCAACCAGTTCATCACATCCAAGATATCCATGCGGGTTAAGAGTTGCCCAACCCGTTTATTCAGTAGCTCTGCAATGGCTTTGAAGGCCACAGAGATTGTATCATCCCCAGAGCTAATCCAACCATAACCCGATAAGCGTTCACCCGCTGGTCTGATTTGGGTGAAGTCTAGGATGACCTTCTTAACAGGCTTTTTCATTGCCAATAGTTTACCTACTGACTTGGCCCAAGCCTCTGCGCTGTCCCCAACTTCTAAACGCCAGCTATCTCCTACATAATATTCTTTGTTGTGGTCATAACCACGGGTGTCTCTGGTTGATCGTATGACTTCGATCTGTACAGGCTTAGTAAAGCCATTGAGATTACCAGTGATTGGCTCAAAGCCCACCCCACACCCTTGTAGGAGAAGCCAGAAGGCATCAACTACATTGTGGATGGTCTCTACTCTAGCAAAGCTACAGTTGAACTGTGAGGCCTCTCTGTGCTTCGCTACGTCAGTACCCCCAAGCCATAGAGTGCGACCTGATACCAAGCCGATACGCTTAATGAATAAGTCCCGTAGTTGCTCTAGTTCTGTGTGTTCAAAAACATTAAGTTCACCACCTTTTGCACGTTCCCAGAGCCATTGCTGGTGGTGGATAACACGGTCAATAGTGTCTTCCCATGTCTCAAACTTAACACCCTCTTTATCTAAAGGGCGGTTATATGTTCTGCGCGTTATTACCTGTGCGCGTGTGTCTGTAGTCATCTATTATCTCCGCTACCTTTAAGGACGCCCCGCTCCTTGCGGGACGCTAGTTTATCAATATTTTTCATAGCTACTTTGCTTAGTGGTGACCCCAAGAGGGTTGACAGTTCTGCTACAAACCAGAGGACATCCCCCAGTTCATCCAACACTGCTTCTTTTGGAAACTCACCGTCCTTGCGGTAGTACTTGGCTACCTTACCTGAGACCTCACCAACCTCTGCTGAGAGACCAGTGATCAGGTATTCTAATGATTTGTTGACGGGGTATACTGCTGTCTTGTGCGCCCTGTTCTGGTAGTCATTAAGCGTTAGGGCGGGGGCTATGTGATCTTGGTGAATTGTAGTACCTTTATTGAACGCTTTTTCTATTTTCTTAACATCCCATTTAGCCAAAAGTTTAGTTCTCCATTAGGGCTTCCCAGCTACAAGGGAATAAGTCCCCCATAACTTCGCTGATTTGATCTGCTATTTTTCTAGTCTCTGCTTGAGCATCAGGCTTACAACGCAGTCGGGCCATGTCAGCCCAAGCATCTAAGGAACCAGACCACCACCATTCAGTGTAGGTGGATTGGGGTAAGATGCCTCTCGCCTGTTCTGGGCAAACACCTTTTTCTAATAGGTGATTGTAGACCCCAAGGATGACGTTGTGGGTTGTACTGATATGCACATCCTTAATCTCTTCATCACTACTACCCTGCTTGACGTTAGCAGCCCTGCCTCTCCAAACCTCAGGCTCATAGAATGTTGGTTCACTATCCACGTACCTACGGCTGATGGTATTGGCTCTCAAAAACTTATGCTTCAGACACTGTGCATGAACGTAGATGGGTGCTTTGACGTAAAAGCTGGCAAAGGAATGTCCGAAAGGACTGTAGTGACCATGCCTTGCTAGGTATTTGATGAGCCTATTGTCGGCTGGAAGTAGTGGTTCGTATGGGTAATCACGCCAATCAGGGTTCCATTCAGACTGCTTACCAAAACTTACCCTAGCTGCATTGCAAACAGTGAGATCATCACCCATTGAATTAAGCAATTTTACTTCGATGATACTGCTCCTATGTGACTGCTAACTTTTCTCTCCACCAACTCATCAAACCCACCAATGTACTCACCAGTGGGGCTGAAGATTTGAGGGACTGTCTTGTGACCCGCTTGACCTATTAGGGTCTTGAGCCAAGGAAGCTCATCGATGTCATAAACCTTCACGGTGCGCTCAGTGTGCTGAAGGTGAATGATTGCCTTGCGGCAGTACCGACAACCAGCTTGGCTGATAAGGGTGAAGCTCATTCCTCGCCCCCACGCATCTCCTTGACTAAGGCGTTCAAGTACCACTGAGCTTTCTCAAGGTCCTCGACAGGCCTACCCTTGTAACGAAATCTGTGTAGGTACTTTTTAGTGGCACCTTCCAAATAACCACAGAACATAATCGGAGACATATTGTCCTTCATGTAGTCGATGCACTCTATGCCACCGCTGGTGTAGTGATCTGGTTTGTTGATGTTGTCTTTGGTGTCCACAGTTGAGCCTCGTTTGTGTCAAAGTTATATTCATGGGGGCGCAGGATACGCGCACATCTGGCCTGTACGATGGCCTCAGTCTCCCCCAAACCAGCCTTCTCATAAGCACCAACAATGGCATCCCAAGGGTCCATATCCTGTGCTAAGATTTTAGCTGCCTTCACTGGTCCTACGCCTGTGCAACCTTTGTAGTTGTCAGTCGCATCACCCGTTAAGATTTGCATATTTAGATTGTAATCTGCTTCCTCTTGGGTAACCTCAAAAAAGCCTTTGTCTTGATCCCAGTGCATCCCTGAGATTGTAAGTAGGTCCTTATCTTTACTTACAATCACACAGTTTGGGATATCAGAATAAAGGCCTATGGCATCATCAGCCTCAATGTTCTCAAGCATTATGGCGTCATAGTTCTCTAGGAGATGTTCGCGCAGCCACTTCAATAGCAGGGGCTTACGCTTGTCAGTCCTGTTGCCTTTGTAGTCTGGAAGAACATCTTTCCTGTAGTTGGTTGGACCTGTGATGAATAGCTTAATTTCATCAGCATTAGCACCTTCCCACACGTTGAGGTACTGGCTGATGAAGGATGCTAGGGCGTCCTGTTCATGGGCGTGTAGGGTCCAGAGACCTTCACCCCAATCTACAGGCTCCTCACATACTGTAGCTGCTTGGTACACAAGGATGTCACCATCCAGTAGAACCGTCCTCTTTGTCTTCTGCTTCACGCATATCCCTTTCAGTGATTACCTGTATTCCTTTGGTCACCTGTTTGTATTCAAGCACAGCCTCGACAATGAACTTGAAGCTCAAGGCCAGAGACACGACTAGGAACGCACAGGTCATAATTAGGTGGAGTGCAAATGTTATGGTCATAGCACCTCATCAATCTTCATCCGAACAACCATGTTGAATTGATCGTTACCAAAGTTTGCTAGACGCCTAAGGTCCTTTAGTGCTTGGGTAAGTTCCTCACACTTTGGACATGGTTTTTCTTTCAATGGTGGTGGTTGTTTACGTGCTGCCATGTTTAGGAGCCTTTCCATTTATTGCACATATGCAAGTATTTAGTCACGATGTTTCTTCCAACTGAAGTCCCTCGTCGCAACATCGAAATCAAGTATTTGAACACCCAACTTTTTCTGAAGAGGTGAGCGAATAGAAGCGACATTATAATCTCTCTCTCGTCGTATAGCTTTGACATCAATGAGGGTGACTGCACCAGTGGCATCCATAGCAATAAGATCAACGGGGCCTGTGCAACAAGCGTTTCTATAGACATGAAGTCCTTTATCCAAAAGGTAGGTTATTGAGTAGTATTCCGCTATGTCCCCAAGGACATTTGGATCAGTGTGTTTCTGCCCAGTTTGCTCCGACTTTGTACTCACCGTCGAGTGGAAGTCTGATGGAGTAATACTGTCCAGAAAGTTTAATTGCTTCGATGCAGAGTAGTCCAATGTCATTAGCTACTTGTTCCCTTACTAACACTTGCACCTCATCGTGAACGTAGGCCACCTGTTGGTAGTCCACGCCTTCAACAAAGCCGTTCTTATTTAGTAGGTCATGGAACAACACCACCCACCGTTTACATAGGATTGCACCACAGGATTGTAGGAGAGAATTGAGTGCAGCATGGGAGTGACGAATAGGAACGTGCCTACCATCGATACCCTTGATGTACCCTTGCTTTGCCTTGTCCTGTACCGCTGACCTTAGCTTCTTGATTGCTGGTGTAGCTTTGAAATACTTACGCTTGAGCGCAGCCCCTTCCTTCTTACCACCACCAATAATAGAACCTATTTTCTCATCACCCCCACCATAAAGTAGGGCGTACTGGAATGTTTTTGCGTTATTTCTCGACAGGCCTGTAGCGTCTGCCGTGGCTTGGTGGATGTCACCTTCCAATAGGATGTCAGCATACTTGCCATCGTCCCACGCAGAAACGTAATGGGCTAATGTTCTCAACTCCAAAGAAGAAACATCACACCCCATGAGCTTCCAGCCCTTAGGCGCATGAAACAACTCACGACACTCCCAACCATACTTGGCATTGACACTAGGAACTTGCCCAGTGTTTGGGTTGCTATGGGTGCATCTGGAAGTCACACATCCCATAGTGTTTACCCTACCGTGAAGCTTGCCATCCTTCGACAGCTTGAGCCAAGCTTGGTTACCCTCTGCTATCTGCCCAATCCTTTTTTGTAGTAACAAGTATTCAGCTAACAACTGGGCCTCTGGATATTCCAAGGACCCCAAGACCTTATCGTCCACCCTAGGCTCATCGGTCTCAGTGAATAACTCAGGCTCCCACCCGTACTTATGGGTGAGCCTCTGGGCTATGTGAAACCGACTAGCTGGGTTAAACGTGACACGCTTGATCTTGGTGTAGGGTGCATCCTTCCAAACTGACTGCCTTGTTACATCTTTGTATCTAAGGTCTCGCTTGGGTGTGATTACCCCTACACCTTCCCACCACTGACCAAAGCTATCGACTAACTCATTGTATATTTCCTGTCTGCGTGTGCTTAGACGGGAGTAAAGCTGGACAGCTTTCTCTTCATCCAAAGGAAATCCATTGTCAGTCTGCTTTAGGCAGATGGAATGTATGTCATGCTCAAGGTCTATAGCATCCTGACTACACTTCTGCTTCAAGCATAGTTGATACAGACGGTAGTTTAGTTCCACATCCTGTTCGCAGTAGTCTAGCATCTCTTCACTAAACTCTGACCAATCGGTGCTTTCACCAAAGCTATCTTTAAGGTCACCTAACCTCTGGCCCCAAGCCTTGAGGCTATGGGAGCCAATGAGCTTTGGGATCAAGCGGCCTTCTCTGTGAAGCTTAAAGTCTTTCTCTCGTCTGTCAGGCCAAAGAAGCCTAGACAAGACCAATGTGTCAGTGAGTTTACACTGTAAACTTTCCCCGAATAAGTCAGGGAAAAACTTACGCATCACCACCATATCATATGCCACAATGTTATGGCCTATTAGTTCTTCAGCCATCGACAGTAGCTTGGCACCATCAGGGATCATACCCCAATAGAACCTGTAGACAGCCTTAGTGTCTACGTCCTTGGCTACGATGCAATGGATTACAGAAGGATCAAGACCATCGGTCTCTATATCGAACACAAGTCTCATAGTTTAGTCCTCTCTCAGGAGTAACTTGTTGCACAAGTGGATGCTTTAGTTGTCAAGAATATACTGACGTAATCGATCTGCCATTTCCTCTAGCTTGTCAGCGGTGTCAGCGATACTGCCACAGTCAAATGCTGACTTAACAGTTTCTGAATATAGGGTCTCCCAAGTAAAGTTAATTGCATCCTCGCTATCGTTACTACCATCGATGTAAGGGTAGATTTCTACGCCCTCGTCACCAAACAGAACTTCTAGTTCTATATCTAATCTAACCTTATTGCTCATGTACTAAGCCTTCTCTGGTAATTTTATACACATGGATACGATCTCGGCGTAGGGATCAGGTGCGGTGTTATACAGCCTCTGGTAATCCATTTCCCTGTACACTTCACAGTGCTTCTCAGTAGTGAAGACCACGTTGGGAGCATGTACTTTGTAGCCCCCCATGTGGATCAAGATCACTATGTAAACAAACATTAAAAGTCCTCTCTGGTGTCGAAGGTTTCATCACTGGGCATAGTTACCTCGTTCATACGTCCTGTATGTTTGTCGTACTCAAGGTGTGTTGCTATGCCTGTCTCTCCCGTCCATCTATTCTTTAATATTCTGACGGTAGTGATGTTGCTGTTCTCAGCATCTTGTTGGTTTCGTTCACAGCCAATAACCATATCTGACAACTGGCCTATTGCTGCGCTGCCTCTGAGTTGGCTCAAGCTTGTGACATTACCTTCCTCATGTCCCTTGCCATCTGGACGCTTGAGGTGACTGACAAGAATGAGGCCAATCTTTAGCTCCTCGCACAGGCCACGTAGCAGGGTCATCAACTTGTCAATCAGCTTACGCTCATCGCCACCTTCCATACCTGAGGACACAACGATTGAGATGTGATCAAGTATGATGAAGCCACAGCCACAGCCGTTGGCTAGGTAGCGTATCTTGTCCAAAAGATTGTCAGCCTCTGTGGACCCCCAATGATCGTACAGGAACACTCGGCCTGTACCTAGGGTACTTTCAAATGCCTCTAGCTTCTCCTCTGGTGTGACCTCGACGTTGAGGTGAAGGGGTTTGTTAGCTGCTATAGCCATCAGGCCTAAGGCGCTTCTCTTGATGCTCTCCTCTAAGGCTACGATGCCTATGGTCTCACCCTGAGTTAACAGGTGGTGTGAGAACTCACGGCACAGTTGGCTCTTGCCGATCCCAGACCCAGCAGTAACGGTAACGATCTCACCCTTGCGTAAGCCTTGGGTCTTATCGTTGAGGCCGTGGTATGGGTAGCTCCAACTCTCAGCATCATTCGCTAGGTTGATCTCATCCCATAGGTCAGAGCCATTGAGGATACCGTCAGGTCTATTCTCCTTGGCATCCCAGACAGCCCTGATCAGTTCATCTGTCCTGTTCTCTACCAACATTTCGTTGGCATCCTTCAAGGGGAGATTAACTATACGGCTCTTGGATGGTGGCAGTAGGGAAGCACATTCTTTGGCTGCTTTTCTACCAGCATCATCACTGTCAAAACAGAAATTAACTTTTTGGAATTTGTTAAGCCACTCCAAATTTTTCTGCACTGATTTCTTTGCACCCGCTGCCCCATTGGGGATTGAGACAACGGGCCAACTCTTCATAGTTTGTTGAAGAGATAAAGCATCTAGCTCACCCTCTACCACAGTAACCATCTTGCCCCCATCGGGCCACAGGTGCTGTCCATAGAGGGTGGCTGACTTAGTATCTCCTATGAAAAGAAAGTCTTTGTTAGCGAACCGCAGCTTCTGCGCCACGGTCTGTCCTTGTGCGTCCTTGTAATTAGCGACATGGCACTTCTTGCCGTTGAACTCAGAGAGGTGGTAGTCCCACTTCTTACAAGTCTCTTCGCTAAGTCTACGTCTGTTCAAAGGGACATAGCTGTCCCGCTCAACTAGCTGTGTAGTTGCCATTTTAACCTCACGTTTTTGGATAATTTCAGTACCGTCACCGTGTTGATAATGGTGACACACAAAGCAGTAACCATGCCCGTCATCGTAGAGGGCGAACCCATCTCTTGATGTACATTTGGGACAAGGTTGATGCGCTACGAAAGAGCTTTCTTCTCGTTCTTCAACCATTCTTTTACGTTGAAACAGGGACATGCTTTTGCGGCAAAACTATTATGCCCATCCACATCAGCCTCTGGGTAATCAGCCTGTAGCTGACTGACCAAAGTATCCAACTGCTTCCATTGCTCCTTTGTATAGTTACACTCAGGATCACCATTGGCATCAAGACCACCAATCATAGAAATTCCTATGCTGTGCTTGTTCTTGCCTTTAACGTGTGCGCCAACCTCTTCAAGGCCACGCCCTGTCTCTAGCAATCCGCTACGGTTGATGACGTAATGATATCCAATCTTTCGCCAGCCCCGTTTGCGGTGCCACTTGTCAATGATGTCTGCGTTACATTCTTGATCAGCTTTGGTGGCTGAACAGTGTATGACAATCAGGTTAATCTTTCTCATTCGTTTACCCACTCCTTTGGGACAAAAGTTTCTGCATACAGGAACCCGTATCTCTCGCACCATTGGGCGCAAGTCATTGTGCTTCCTTGAACTTTGGAATTTAGCCTCTGAAATACGAACCGAAATTCACGGTCTGGATGTTGATCCTTGAGGTTTCTCATCTTCCGCTGGTCAGCAGATTTGAACCAGCCCTTGGCTTCTATGATGATGCCGTTGGGTAGAATGAAGTCAGCAATATACTTGCGCTCGACAAAGTAAGGTATCCGCTCTTGTTCATAGGTGTAGTCGCTACACATTTTGTCTAAGTCACGGGCGATATTGCGTTCTAATCCTGATCGAAATTTAGTATCTTCAGAAGTCCCCAAGATCGTCGGCTTGACGGGGGGCTTCCTCTTCGTTGTTGAAGTCTTCATCTGGTTGTTTCACATCACTTTCGGAAAACTCATAGCCATCCTCAACGTCGAACTTAAAACTACCTTTGACATCGATGAGTTGCGCTGCCGTTAGTTTCAACGATACCCCTGCACCAGCCATCGCGGTGTAGTAAGGGTACATATCAAACGCTACCTTCATCACTGAGCCATTACCTACTTCAATGGGTTCGCGGATGGGTTTACCTTTGGCATCTACTACGGCTGGTTTCTTTTTAAGTGGACCGTTCTTGGTCTGGACTACTGCCTTCTGTTTAAATTTAAATTCAAACTCACCAGTGGCATTACCCTGCTCATCAAATACTTCTTTGTAAGGTGGGGATGCTGGTTTGATCGAACCCTTCTTTGTGGGGTTTTCTTTCTGTGCTTTTTGCAAAGAGTAATCCAACTGAGCGTCAATCTTAGACACAATATCAGCGGCATTATCAGCACCAATAGTAAGTGCTACACTGTACTCTCCAACATCACTGAATTTGAAATCAGGTGTGAAAAGCTTTGCCCACATTGCTGTGCCTTTAGGTGTAGTTATAGCCATTAATTATCCTTCGTAGTTTCATCGTTTAGGTTGTTGGTATAGCGGTCATGCTTGATGTGTTTGTTTTCAAACGCTTCAAAATTGTGACCCATTTCCTGTAGCTTAATGATCATATCAACAGGCACTTGTTGCCCCCGCCTGATCATCAATGCAGCTACTGCTTCGATATTCATTTTAAACCTTTCCAAGTTTTGTAGGGACAATAGTGTCCATTATTACTTCCACAAGTGGAAGGAGTTGAAAACTAAGAAAAGAAGAACTCACTCTCAGTAACCTTAGTGATATCCAAGGTCCCCATCGATGGTGGCTCTGGTACTTTGTCTACGATCTCTAAGATACTTTCTCGCAAGTCACTTAGAGGATTATTGTTTACATACATATCAACAAAGGCTTCGCGTAATGATGCAAACAATACATCAGTACAATTCTTCCCGTTTGATAACTCACCTGCATGAACCGCATAACTATCGTGGATCATACAGAAGTCGGTTAGGCCTCTCTGTCTGCACAGGTTGATGGTTTTTGTCATCGCAGATGCATCCAGACTGTGAATAAAATTAGGACTAGAGCCGTTAACTGATCTTCTCCGATCTAACTTTCCTTCTATTGTTTCTCTGACTGAGGGCTTGATAAGCACACCATCGATGTGCGTGGTTACCCTCTTGGTATTAAAGGCCTCGTAGTTCTGACTGACGTAGGCCCCTGTTGGTGTCTGCCATGCCAAGGGAAATCCCTGCTTCGTTACAGTGCTAGATACTTTCTGTACCCAATCCATAACCTTACGGGCCGACACAACCACCTCGCTGATCGCATCCCAGAGGATACGGGCTAGGTAATTACTTGCTTCAAAGTACTTGCCATCGAAAAGATCAGGTGAACCATCCTCTAAGACATCGTGGATGTACTCTTCGATGTACCCACGGCAGCTAAAGAGCCGACCACCATAAGGCACCACCATTACTGGACGCTTACAGCACTTTCTGGTGACCCCAAACTCTAGCCACTTGGTAGCCATAGGGTCATCGCGTTTCTCTAGCTCCTCGACACAGGCATCAGCTACCTCTTGGTAGATATCGTTGGGTAATGCGCTGGGCAGAAGATTAGTAGCCTCACCGCCGCGATAATCCCTAGCCAATGCGCTTAAGTGCTGGATACCGTTGTTACACCCGTCTAAAGCGATTGGTAGTTTGCTCTCAAAATTTTCGCCCAAAATACTTTGCCCCTGCCATTCAAAACAGAAGGCAAGGAACTGCCAAGGCTTGTCAGCATCACACCACTCCTTGTAGACCATAGGGTCTTCAGCACACTTGATGATCCAAGGACTATTCTCCTTTACCCAATCGTATCGCTGTTGCAGGGTAATCTTATCCTCACCATAAGTGTTGGCCCCCTGTACTGCTAACCAGAAAGCACCCCTCTCGCCCAACCTACGGCCCTTAGAGAACTGTAGGAGAGCTTTGGAAGGGTCAGCCCCCTGAGGATTGAGAAACGCGCTGGTGACGTATTTTCTGAACCTAAAGTCATTCTGGTAGACAAAGAAGAACTCATCGAAATCCTTGTACTTCTCAGCCACCTGTATGGTCCGAATGGTTGCAAGACGTTTAGACGTTGAACGGGCATTGAACTGATACACCCGTGTTGCTGCCTTTTTCCAATCCTTAAACTTCAAGGCATCAGCCTCGTTAAGGTTCTTGGTGTCCTTGTCAGGGCTAAAAGGGAATGGTGGAAGTGTAGCGTCCTCACGACTGACCAAGCCACCCCAAGGTAATCCACTCTCCCAACACTCTTGCATAAACTCAAGGATGGGCTGGTTGATCTGGAACTTGGAACCTTGGAGAGTGTTAACGGCTGCATATTCCTCAGGCATGGGGTAATGCTGCATATCCTCAAAGTAGTTAATGTTACTGGTCTTGATCAAAGGGACATTGAATAGCTCTGGGGTGTAGAAGCCACCATCGATGGGGGTAGTCCAATCCTTAGGCTTGATGACACAAGGCCCAAAGGAAGAGCATAGAGCCTCACCTCTTTCATTGACCTTGGCAATCCATGCTAGTGTCTTATCAGTAGACCTAACCATTAGGATTTTCTTGTTACGGCCTACGGTCTGCGTTTCGATCCTGATTAAGCCTGTCTCCTGTACAACCAAGTCGATCAGCTTACATCCTAGGCTCATCTTCTCATGCTTGTTCCAAGCCTCTGCACAGGTTAACTCCAAGCGTGTAAGTTCACGCAAGAGATTGTAGCGGCGGTAATACCTGTTCGTGGTTTGATTAGTGACCCGCTTATAAATCTTATTGAAGATGAATTGATCCTGTTGTTTGTAGAAATCTAGCTTGAACTGATCCTCAAGCATCCCACCAATCTTCATAGCTAGTTTGGTCAGTGATGTTGTTCCTGATACACCGTCAATGGCTGCTTTGAGGGATACATATGCACACACCTCACTATCCAAGCTATTCATCAATGTTGCTGAGAATGGGCTTTTGGTAGCTGCCCCGCTGAGTGCATCTATCACAAATCTATCACAAGATGCTGCCAATACATCTACACTGCGCTTCAGCATCATCAGGCCGTAAGGGGTGCGGCTCTCAATGCCCTGCTCAATGCTTGTTCTAACCTTCTTCCTGTAACCTTCGATGCCCGTCATGTGCATCTCAAGCTCAAGCTGCTTCTGTGTCTCAAGGAGATCAGTCATGTATTATTATCCTGTAAGGTATATTGGGGGTCTGGGGGGACAAGAGTGTCCATTATTAAATACGCCACCGCCGCGCCACGGGGTTAGCTACGCCACAATATCTATTGCACATATGAAAGCTATGTTAAGGATGCCAGAAAGTAGCTCCATTAGCCTTATTTTTATAGTAATTTTAGGTGATTGCAGGTGTGTAATTAGTTCGCGGTACATTTTAAGTCTCCCGACAAGTTATTTAGTAGTGGTAGCCTCTGCGGGACTCGAACCCGCAAGCCATTGAAGGCGAAGGATTTTAAGTCCTTTGTGTATACCAAATTCCACCAAGAGGCCTTAGAGGGTAGCGCCACTGGATAAGCTCTACGCCACCAGCCGCGCCACCATTTCTTACTCTATATCCCTAGAAGATAAAGTCTACAAGAGTTGTATAGAGACAATACTGTCCATTATTAAAGTTTACAGTGTAAACTCTCGCTGGACTATTCCAAGTGAGCAATAGCATCCTTGGAATTAGTAGGGGCAAGCTTTGCGTATCTAAGGGTGGTCTGGATACTCTTATGCCCCATTAGGTCCTTGATGACTTGAAGGGTCACACCCTTCTGAGCCAATCGTGATCCAAAGGTGTGACGCATGGTGTGCCATACTATATCGTCACCCTTCTCTTGGTTAAGCTCACCCTCTGAGAAGGCAAGTCCCCTGACACGCTCCCACTGTGGGCGTAACCACCCGCCCTCAGGGAATAGACGCACCCTCACATGATGCCGTGTAGGGTCAACAGGAGGATCAAGATTCCTGATCACCTCGGCCCTGCGAGAAAGTATCTCATACGCCCTCTGTGTCAGGGGGATGGACCGCCAATCGTGGTTTTTGCCATCGACTATTAGTCCACCATCTCTAATGCTTTTTTCCTTGATCTCCTGTAATTCGTTCAGACGAACCCCAGTGTCTACTGAAACAGCCACTGCGTCATAGAGGTCTTTATACCCTGCGGTCTTAGATACTTGCAAGATACGATCTACCTCTTCAACGGTAAACCAGCGCATACGCCAGTTGGTCTCTTTTAGCCTATTGATCTTAGGCTTCTTGATGATCTTACTGTAGTCCATCGATACCGTTAGCATCTTTGACAAGGCTGCTAGGTTACGGTTGATGGTGGCATTGGATAATCTTTCTCCTTTCAAGAATAAGATGTAATCATCAACAGCTTCTGTCGATATGTCTGCCACAGGCTTATGTTTGCCAAAGTACTTTAAAGCACGGTTCATATTAAAGGCTACCTTCTCCTCTGAGCGAGAGCCTTCCCAATACATAGCCCATGTCCTCGACGCAGCGTTGTCGAGAGACCAAGATTTAGATGATTGTGATGATTGGGGGGTTGAACTGGGAAGAGGCTTACCAAGGGTAATAGCGTCCCTGACTTGATCTTCCCAGATCAGTGCTTCTACTTTGGTATCAAAGCTGCGGCGGTGGCGCTCCTTGCCTACAGTGATGTAGGCTTGGAAGCGTTTGCCTCGCTTTGTTACAGTCATGTAAGTTTATGTTAGGACCGCACGTATACTGTCGTACAGTCGTTTTCCTTTCGTTGTTAAAGTTAAAAGCTTCTGATTTCGGGATAAGGGGTTAATGGTAATCTGAATTAGGTTCATACCTTTATCCCCCTGTCTTCTTGTCTCACTTAGCAGCATACAATGTCGTGATGCAGAGGCTAATGTGAGGTGGTGTAGTTTGGTGAAGTCTGTGACCGACAAGGGATCATTACCCAAGTACTCGTTGTCAGCGATACTTAGGAATATTTGAAGTGTGGTGATCCTAAAACTTTCGTCTACGGCCTTACATAAATCTAGTACTACATTTAGTTTATTTGTTTCCATTCTTCAACCATAAGATAAGATAAGCCATAGCCTCGGTAGGGTTATCTCTATTGAATTGTGATGTACACACACAATCTGGTTCATTGGGACCTTATGTCCTCTTGTTGTTGTAAAAATCGAGAACTTTTTAAATGAGGTGTACAATCTATTATCTCTCTTCCTTTGGGGTCAGAGGTTGGAGGACCAATCGGTCCATTAGTCCAGACTGTCGTAGCACCTGTAGCTGCAACGGCTGGTGTGCTTATTTGTGGTTTAGTCATTGGATTTCCTTTCCATAAATCCATTAGTGGAACAATATTAAATTATAACATAACCCTAAACACGCAAGAGGTATTTAGGGTCCAAATGGTATTTAAGTTTAGGCAGCTAAGTTACCTAAGACATAGCGGGTGTACCTTTGCCCAGAAACTGGATGCTTTTTCCAGTGGGACGTGATGGGAACACCGTCTTCGCGTAGCTCTTGGATACGCTTGGCTAGGCAGACAATGTGATGGTCAAGGATAGCCTCACGATTGCTGATGTGACCCACAGCCTTGAGGTGACGCATCAGGCGTATTTTCTGAGGGAGTTTAGAGGCGTCAACGATACGGGTGTTAGTAGTTCTTCTAGGCATAATAGGATTTCCTTTCGCATATGCACTTTGTTGGGGTTTACAGTGTAAACTCGGATTAGGAGACCTTGGTAATCAGGTCATCCTTCATGGTAACTTGGGCGAAAAACTCACGACCAAGGCCAGTGATGTGAGGGCGATTGGCTACCGTGATGGTGCCATTGCTCTTGTACTCTGGGCCAAAGATACTGGTCTCAATGTAATTGAGCCGTGATCCTACATTGCTTTTGAGTTCTTTCTTAGATGGGTAAGCTACAACCATAGTCATATTCATATATCCTTTACTGTGATGTTTTTGACGCCCTTGCGCTGAAGGGTCTTGATCATATCCTCAACGGTTCTGTCGCTCATGTGGGCGGTGCAGATTAAGAGGTCATTCACGTAGATTGATTTGTTACTGGTCATACTAAAACGGTGGCTCCTCTTTGGGATGGGTGGGTTTCCAGCCCCGCGAGACACGCTGGGGATTGGGGTGTGGTTTGTGGGTGGGTGGGTCTTCCCTGCTAAACATCTCAGCAAGGAAGGCCTCTAACTCAGCGGATACCGTGGATGTCACGCCACACGGTCCATGTGATTGCTTGGATTTGGGATGCCGTGACGGTCTCATGGCGCAACTCTGAGAAGGCATCAGCGGCCTCGCGGTAAGCCTTGGAGATGGTCTTGTACTCAAGCTTGCCTATGTTGCTTTTGTCGGAGGTTAGGCCGTGCCGCTGTCCATAGTAGATATTCTTTGCGTGACCATCGATACAGACGGCCTCAGGGTGATCATTCATACTCATGCAGCAAAGGAAGTAGGAGCGGGTCTTCTGACCATTGAGGATTGATAGGAGATCATCTACCCCTGAGAGGTGACGTTCCTCTATGATCTTTACAGCCTTGTCGCGGTTGGGATTGTAGGTGCAAACGGTGGTCTCGCGCCAATCCTCATCGCCAGTAGCATAGGCCATGCACATACGCTCGGCATCGGCATGGTTGCGCTCAATCTTGTTGTTGGGGGATAATGCAGAGAACACAGCACCGACATGAATGTCATCGATGTTGGATCGAAGGGCTAATTCACTCAGCGTCTTGTGACACTGGGAATACCAATTCATCCCTTTGGTGAATTGCTCTGGCGTAGCGATACACGCCACACCTAGGATGTTGAAATAGTTGTAATGAGGGTTAGCACCCATGTTCTTGATCCTTTTATTTTGAAGGGGGGAGAAAGTTTACAGTGTAAACTCTGCGGCAACGAAGGGGGTGTGGTTGTCCCCCTGCGTAGCCTAAGTTATATCACTTGTGGAAGGATTTGTCAATGCTTATGTTCTAACGCCCAAGGCTTCCCCAAGGTGAGCGGCAAATGATTTACGGTGATTATAGAGGGCGTTCATAGCCTCAGGTACTGGCTCTGGCTCTGGATACATATGATCCCATTCCCGCTGGGTAATACCCATAAGTAAGAAATCACGGTCACTAGGATTTAGGTGTGGAAATTCATCCTGTACAAGCTTGCAGGGCTTACCGCTGGCTCGGTTAAGCTTCCACAATTCGTACTGATCCTCATCGATGTCTAAGAGGCGAGTGCTGATAGTACCTGATAGGATGGATGTCATTGTTACATGGGCCATTATTATGATGCTCCTACTATGTGTGCTTTTGATTTGATTGCATTGATTTGCTTGGTTTCCATGATGACCCAAGGGGTTTCATATACTGGCTCTTGATCCTCTTCGCCTACCGTGTGCCGATAGACAAAAGAGCTATACCAATAAGGGTCATAGGTAATCTCACGAAACTCTAAGTTAGGGGTGTCCAAGACCAACTGAAGAGGTGTCGAGGTGTAATACTCCCCCCTAACGTGGGCGTGGACGTTTTTCTTTCCCATCGAAAGTACACGCTGCCGACCCCCTTCCCTTACCTTGTACTGAGCGTTCTTTAGGACTAGGGAATTACAGTGATCAAACACCTTGCCAGTGTAAACATCACGTACACTATACTTACACTTGTGCAAGTTCCAGTACACATCGACAAGCTTACTTCCCATGATTAATAAGCCTTGTATTTGCGTGATGGGAATAGCCCTGTAAGGAACTTCCACGGTGTACAACGTCAGCTTCATCAAAGGTAATTGTGCCTTTGGATGTCTGGAAGCTAACAACCTCTTGATCCATTACAGTACGGCAAATCCAACCAATGCTTTCATCGATAACACCGAGCTTTTTAAACTTGCGGTAATCCTTCATAGCTTCCTTGTTGAGGGTCATATTCATCTGTCTAATAGTCATGGTTTAATCCTCCCCCTTTCCCCCATGCCACGCATAGCGGCACGAAGGGCAGACACATTGAAGGTAGCACCGTCATTGGTCTTGAAGCCCCGAAAGGCGTTGGCAGCAATTTGAGCGCCATCCCGTACACCTTGACGCAGAGCAACACCCTCTAGGCCTTTTCTAACAGCATCATTTTGTTGGATGTACCAATGCACCCTTAGGGCATTTGAGGTGTCAAAGCCTCCATACTTTTCTTTACGCTTACGTCGCGCCTCTTTACGGTCATACATAGTCAATATTCCTCTAATTTGGGGTTTACAGTGTAAACTTTGGGGTGATTAGAATAGTGCGATGATCGTGGATGAGATCAGCACTAGGGCGATAAGTTCTAAGCCAGTCATATTAGTACTGCCCTATAGCTTCGTGCATCTGTTCAATGGTGACTTGCTCAAAGCTATTAGGTGATCCCATGCCTTTGGCGATTGTATTGGGTAAAGGGTAAGCTTCACGTATTTTGGTAATTAGGTTATTGGCGTCATTGAGATATCCAATAGCGTCTTTTAGGTCATCGCTTTGGTTCATGTAGAAACCCTGATCTTCAAGCATATCAGCCTGTAATTCTTCCAAGGTTTGCCGTGCCGCCTCTTGAGCCTGATTAGCATTTGAGAGCATGACGGATATTGCGGTATTCAAGGCTGTACGTGCCTGTGTGATATTCATAACTGCATCCATTTGAAGGGGTATCCTCTGTGTTTCGGGGTTTACACTGTAAACTCTGGGTCACCCCCCTAGGGCCTATGACCTCAGAGGATCATTAGGGTTCGGAGGGTAATTCGGGTGTGAAGGGTAATTCGTGATAGGCTTTTTGCCTGTGATAGATTTTTTTAGAGAGACAAAAAAAAACAGTAGCTAATTAAAGCTACCGTTGATTTTCTTGACCAATCGCTTGATTGTTTTTGTCTCGGCAATCAATGCCATGAAAGGGAAAGCGCAAAGCGCAAGCCCTAGAGTTATGAAAGCGGCCATTGATTAGTTGACCGTCGCGGTTGCGGTTGTCGCTGGCTTGGCGTTGAACATACCAGAAAGCAACCCAGTACTAGGCGCGGCACCATTCTTGCGGCGCTTGCGTGTCGCTGGCTTGCTAGGGCCTTGCTTTGCGGCCTCAATCTTAGCGTCGGCCTTTTCGGTTTCCATCGCGGCGATTGTGGCATCTTGCTTGCGCTTGGCGTCGGTCAACTCATTACCTAGGCGTGAATTGAAGGTAGTCACTAAGGCCTCAATCTGAGCGGTTAACTCATTTTGTAGGACGCGCGACCCCTCTTTATTGATCAAGCTTTGGGTTGTCTGAAGCTTTTTCAAGGCCTCAGATATGTTCAAGCCTTTCAATTCTGTGCTTTCCTCTTTTGATGCATCGGCCTTATCTGTTTTGTCGGCCTCTTTTGCGGCCTTTGCAGCGTCGGTGATCTTGCCGTATGCTTGCCGGATTTTGTACATACAATCTGCATTGAGGATGTACTGCACACCGTAACCATCATCATTAAATACGCGACGTATGGTTGTGGTCATCTGCTTAATGCTTGATGGTATCTTGTCTTCAGCGCCAGCGGCCTTTGAAGCCTCTTTACCGGCGGCACCAATAGCATCAATCAAGGTTTTAAACTGATCTTCGCCTTGATTGCTTTCAATCTTCAAATGATCCTGAACGGCCACTAGGATAGCGTCGGCCTTTGTTGTGTTGTTTTTGATAAAGGCCTTAACAGCGCGTTGTACGGTCAATGTGGTGCCGGTTGCTTTTGTTTCGGTAGTCATAATTTTGATCCAATCTTTGTTTGAAAGTTTACACTGTAAACTCTGGTTTCCGGTGATCGTGGCTGATACACCTATAGGTTGATAACGACGTATTGCTCCCGCCGTTAAAAACAGACTACTCTATATATTACACATATGCAACCTTTATGTTCTAACCATAGGCCTCATGTTCTAACGGTTCCCAAAGAAAAAACGCATAGATGAATATTCAAATAAAGACACGGTTCCAGAGTTTACACTGTAAACCCATGAGGCCCTACACGTAGGCGCGCCTATTTATAATGAATAGCAACCGCCCAAAGTTTACAGTGTAAACCCAAAGCTTCCCCCTGCAGATGTAGTATCTACCGGCACCCC